TGCACCTCTTTTGTCAGACGCAGTGTCTACCCGACCAATTGTTAGGTCAACCTCTCTAACTACAATTCCAGGAGATGCTAAATTTAGTGGCATCTTTTCCTCTCCGAATCTCAGATTATTCTAAAAATATTTATTAAAATACTCTTTTTCATGTAGTCTACATGTAGTCCCACATGTAAGATCGGTCTCCATATTCGTCTGTATGCCACCTATCTCCATTACCATCAACAAAACTTTCTTCATCATTAACACCGTCTAAAACAAATCCGAATGGAGCCATATCTTGCTCTATCTCATTTCTTCTCTCTTCATAAATTCTTTTTCTAACATCATTATCAGTCATTTCTTTAAAGTAATCTTGTGCTACTACCCATGCAAATAATACAAGACACATTGCTAAATCATCATTACATCCTTCCTCTGCTTCAAATGAATTGTGCTTTTGGATGAATGTAGTAAGCTCTGATATTATTTCATAATCTTTAAAAGTAATTTTATCATCTTCTATTAGAGTTTTTAAATTACTACAACCTAACTTTTTAACTGCTGCTGTAGTTCTAACACCTAGTTGAGATTTCTTACCACTAAATCCAGATCCAACTATTTGTCCATTACGTCCTCTCATTGAACACATAAGAATATTTTCATATTCAAGATCAAATTGAAGTATGCTTGCTACTTGATCTCCAATATCATTAACCTCTATTAATAGATTTGCTTCATTATATCCTCTTGCAACATCATATATGATATTAGGAAATATCATAGGTTTAATTTCATTATTCTTATATTTTGCTACAACTCTATATGGAAACTCTGTAATATCAAACACTACAAATGCAGAATAATCATTACCCAACCCTCTGGCAACATCAACCGTAATCATATAATTATGATCTTTTATTGGATCTTCATGAATATCAAGACCAGCATTTCTTGTTTTAGGTTCTTCATATACTAATGTTCTTAGTTTACTAGGAGCAATAAGAGTATCAACAGATCCTAAAAATTCACATTCAAACTCAATTTTGAATTGTTGTTCTGATGTGTTTGCAATAGTCTGTCTTTTCCACTCAGCATCCCTACCAGGAACCTGAGACCAATGTACATCAGTTGGAACGTATTCATTCTTTCCTCTTTCTGCATCATGCCAATACCTATAGAAATGGTTCATACCATGTGGGGTAGAAACCATAATTACTTTCGTTGTCTTACCAGAAGTAATAGTAGGATAAACAGAACTAAAGAATGCTTCTGCGATATGATTTGGGACAAAAGCGAACTCGTCGAGGAAAAGGATATTGAACGACATGCCTCGGACAGCACTTGCAGACGTAGAAGCAGCCAGTATTTTTGATCCATTCTCTAATTCTAATGATCCCTTATTCCAAGATATAATACCTTGCTGCATCCATTTGGGAAGGTTTTCATATGCAGTTTGTAATCTACCTAACAAATCTCTGGCAGTTGCTGCCTTGTTTGCTAGAATACCTATATTAACACTATCATTAAAAACACAATAATGCAAGAGATATGATACAGACGTAGTAGACTTACCAGTCTGTCGAGGCATTTTACATATATTAAATCTATTCTCGTGGAAATTATTAATTAACTTCTCTTGAAAATCATATGGCTTAAATTGAACAAGTCCCTCATCAAGAGAGACAATTTTCATATAATTATTCGCAAAATATACAGGATCTTCTTTACACTTGAGGAATTCAATAACTTGTTCCTCAGTAAATTCAATCTGGGTATTTGCCTTTTTTAGGTTAGGATTACCCAGGTATACATCATGTTCGTTCATCGCTTATTAATTTGCGTATGCTATTTTAGTTGCCCAAACAGTAGATCCATTTGAAGTTGTAGCTGCTCCCATCTCTTTTTCTATAATAACTGCTTCACCAGCAGCAACATAAGTATCCACTGCAACAGATCCAGCAATAGTAATTTTTACTGCAGAATTACTTACATTAACAACTCTAATTAATGTGGCATCATTTATAGTAGAATTTGCAGCACTTGCAATATCTGCAGATGGAGCTAGTGGTTTAATGATCATGACCGACAGAATTTTTAACTATTTATTAAAACCAATCTCCGTTCTCCAATCAGAGAGTGGATCTTGTTTTACTTCGTTTGGAACTAACTTATCAGGTTTAATTAAATCTATTACCTCAAATGCGGTATTTCCATTAGCATCTTCTATTTCTATTTTATTATTTTCCATTATCCTTGAATCCACTTTTTAACATTTTTTGGAGTTCTGATGTAGATCCTACAAATACTGCATTATTAGTAACTTGAGTTGGTTTTCCTTTCTCCTCATCAACTTCTTTAACCTTTTTTTGAAGATCTAATAATTTATCAGTCGTATCAGCAACAGACTTAATAATCTGTCCTGCAACTTCATATGCTCTTGGACTTGCACTTTCACCAGCAAGTTCCATTATACCATTAAGAGATTCTTGTCCTTTTTCTATCAAAGAATATAAGTTGGCACGAGTATATTCATAATCTTTTTCAACATCATCACTAACATTTTTAATTTGATCCTTCCTTTTAGCACAACCTCCTTCTGGTGTTGTACTTACTTCGATTGAATTACTACTTGTATTCAATGCATCGTCAATAGGGTCATAACTACTAGTCATCTTAAATATCAGTTTGTCTTGTTGGGCTATATGATCCTGAATCATTATAATCTGTAATTATACCATTAAATCCAAAATCATCATCTGGTTCAACTAATATATCATCTGCATTACTTAATATATCAATACTAGTATTCTCTAAATGAGATGCAGCAGTAGTTTTATCCCATCCCCTAGTAACAGTTAATGAACCATTATCAGGAATACTCTTAATTTTCATAATTTCAGTACCTATAATAATTCTATCACCAACAGCAAAGTTTGTGGAATCATTAACAGATATTTTTGTCTTAGATTTTGTAATCGCTTCATCTAAAACTGCAGTATTATCATTATTATAATCCTTAAGTGCTTTAGGAGTAGCAGTATATCTTAACTGTCTTCTTGCGTTTTCTCTATCAACAGTACTATAGTAATCAACTTGTACCTTTTTAATAAGTCCATCTGAAGTATCAGCAACAGGACCGAAGAGATA